CTCCAAACAGGCGGAGTTGGAAAGAGAAAGGTGTGACTTTGTCACGTCCTTCGCTCCCCGGGCATCCCGGTTTTCCATTCCTACCTGTTGGCAGGCAGTTTCGATAGATCGGATTCGTTCCCGATCGGACTCCCATTGGGATCCGTCGGGCCTCGGTCCGGTCAATCGTTCCTTCAACTCTACGACGGAGCTGAGACACTCTTTACGGGAAGGTCCCGGCAAGAATCTCGACTGCGTCAGATGAGCTACAATCCACATTCGCTCTTTCGGTGGGATTCCCATCGGACGGAGCAGCGGAATATTTGTTCTTAACAAAATATCCACTGTTTTCTTTGCGATTGGCACAGATTTGATTATCTCTTCTAGTTGACCCCTTGGGTCCGCGAGAAGTTGGTTCATCAACATCTGGTTTTGCACGGCGGTAGTGAACTTCTTCCATTGTTTCCCGAACTTGGAAATGTTCCCACACTCGTAACACGCCTTGAATAGTTCGTGCCGGAATCCGGCCCACTCCTCTAGATCCATGATCTTGAACCGAGTGGTGACTACTAAGGCGGACTGAATGCCTAGAAAGGTGGCTTCTCTCCGTGAGATGAGCCCCCTTTTCAGGTCACTCCGTAACCGCGTGCGAGCGGCACGGTTAAGCCCAATGGGATTACCCGCGTCGTCCGCTTGCGGCCCGACTGCCTCCTGGAACCACTTCTTTGAAGTGGATTTTCCGTAGGATAGGGCAGCCTTAAAGGTCAGAGACATGGTGCGTCGCCCCTTGGGCGTCGGTATGACAACCGGAATCCGGTTCGAACATATGTTCACCAATTTTTGACCTGCAAGGTACATACTCCGGATACCACCCCTGACAGTGTCAGCGGTGATTTCCGAGAGCGTTTCCTCCCCCAGCTCCGATCCGTCAGCGACGCGTTCGGTAGATTCGGAGGGAGAACCGAGATTAGCACTAGGGCGTGCCACGAGCATTAGCTCTACTGCGAGTCTCCTCACATCGAACATGAATCAAGCGCGT